CGAAATGCTTTAAGAATAGTTCGGCCAATATTACTAAGCACTTTTTTTGCTGTTTTAAATGCAGCTAGAAATGATTTTTTAAGAAATGTACCCATTTTACCAAGTAACCCGAATAACTTCTTTTTAAGATAACCAAATATCTGTTTAGCGAAGGTTAAAATACCAAGACCAGCAAGTAGCTTATCAATAAAACTAGTACCTTGTTTCTTTGCATCACCTTCAGTAATTTCTTTTGCAGCGCCTGAAACACTAGCCTCTTTTTTAACTCTAGATGTAGTAGAAGACTTACCTGCTTCTGGACCAGGATCAATTACATTCTTAAGAATCTTAAAGATACTTTCGTATCTAGACTTCTCATTAGACGTTAGAGTTGGACTAACAGCTCTAGCCTTACTACCAGCTTTCTTATCTACTACAACTCCTTTTGTTCTAGGGTTACCAGTATCCGCACCTGCAGCAGCCATCTGCTGCTGAGCATTAAGTATATTAAGAGTATCTATAAGAGCTTCTGTATCTTCTGACGCCACATAGATATTTAATCATAGAGCTTTAGTCTGCAGCCAAGAAACCTGCATCTATCTCTACTACCTTACCATCATCAAAGGTTAGAGACTCTTCTTCTATTGATTTAGTACCTGATATATAATCAATAATACTATTATTTAATGCAAGAGGTAACTCATTAACAATACTAACTCTCTCGTAAACACTAATATCATCAAAGTTTATAACCACATCACCAATCTTAATACTGTCTATATACTTAACAATTTCGTAGATAAGAACTAGCTCTATACTTTGCACCTGTTTCTGACTATCTGTAAGTTTACCAAACTCTGCAATTAATTTTGTATTAATTTTTGTATCAGTATCTAGAGTAGGTACTCTTAATGATACTTCAATACCAGTTACTTCAATCTTTTTTATAAGCTCGATCTCTTTAATATCATATGGCTTGAGAGTTGATAGATCATACTGCTTCTCTTCAATCGAAAACTTGTCACCAATAGACCCCTTACGAAGCTCAAGAAGAAGATGAGCTCGATCACATAGCAGAAACTCAATATCTTCCTCACAGTTATCCTTTATCATACTATTAAAGATACTACCTGTTTCAATAGTACCCTCAATCCCATCAAATGCAGAACGTAGCAACTTCTTTTGCTGTGTAACATTAAACTGCTTAAATGTTGCTTTCTTTTTTGTAGACGGTACCTTAATTGAAATAGTATTTGCTTCACCTACTAGTTTTAGATCTGCTAAAAAGTTCTTTACATCTGCCTTCACACTATTAATTATTCTCTTGTTGCTGTTTTGCAAGTCGATCGTTTTCTTCTTTAACTTTCTTATTGTGATGATTCATAATAATTTTAGATTCTATTGGTGACATTTTAAAGAACAAATCAGAACCTGGTGTAATTATATTTTGGAAAAAGTATATCATATTATAGAACTGATCTAAGTCAGTAGTAAATATATCACTTATAAATTGAATAACACCATTACCAATAACATCAACACCGAATCGTTCAATTCCTATAGATTCGTTCTCTGCAATAATTGTAATATCGAGAAGATCAGTAGTAATAGTATTAATAAATTGTTTTATCCGTCCAAATATACTTGATGGTAAATTATCAAGAACATCTGTTTGTTCTTTACTCGTAAGTTCGTAGAAGTTAAGAGTGTTATTACCTATAGTTATATTTTTAATTGAACCAATTAGTAAGTCGTCTACTTTATTAAAATATGACATTGCTGGTAAATCTAATACAACTTGTACCCCATCTTCTACAAAGCTAGTTTCAAGATCTTTATAGTTAGTTTCTAGTGAGTCGAGTAATGCAACTAGACTAACATCAATTTGTCTTTCATCTTTATTAATAACTAGCTTATCATCAACAAATAACATTCGTAGATATATTAATAGATAAAATCTATCGAAAATATTTAAATCAGCATCTAATATAATACTCTCGAAAAATGAATTAAGACCTTCATAGTCTTTATTCACTGCAAACTTAACTATAGTTAAATACTGTTGATTGCTAAGTTCAGGAACCCGGCGCTCTTTACCACTCGGTAACCTTATCTTAACACTAAAGCTCATCCTTCCCGTCTGGGAATATTTATATCATAATGTGAAAAAGTCCAACCTACTGACCTTTTAATATCACTCTCAGATAGCTCACCGTAGCTCATTTGATCAGCTGCCATACTAGTTGGTGCGCAATTAAAAAAAGTTGTAATCTTTCGTACACCGTAATTGACGAATCCACGTCTAGGATTTTGAGATGTTCCCCATTTATCACCATAAAAAGCATCTGATCTCGTATATTGCGCGATTGATACATTACACTTTATATCTGGCTCGCTTGTATCTTCAATCAAACCTCTATAAGATGTTGCAACAATCCAGGGTCTAATATAAAAGTCAAAGATGTCTGTATTAGTTTCGAGAAAATCTATTGAAAGTCCATTTGTACCATACTTACCTCTTGTCTCGCCATAGTAGCCTTGAATAAATCCACCCGCACCTGGTATATCAGTTGTATTTACCTGGACGTTTTCAGTAGGCATTGATACACCTTGCGCAAGTAAATACCCTTCTTCGTTGCTAGAAAATCTATCGATAAGATCTGTCTCAACCTGAAATGCTCCTGGTTGATAATCTGCTATTACATCTTTAATATTCTCACCAATATTTGTCATAGATGCATTACCTTCACGAGGATAGAAATAAACCCCCCAAAGATTCTTGAGGGGGATATCTCCGGACCAGTCCTGATGGACTTGGATCCTCTGTCTAATTGGCTGTGCCATCTATCTTACTGCTCTTTTGTATAGTAGTGGTACGAAACAGTCGAGTTGATCTCTACTGTAGCACCTGTTCCATCAGAAATATTATAAGCAATGTTATCAATATTACGAATAGAAGCACCAACAAGCTTGTATTGAGCTACTGGCTCAAGCTCTTTGTCGAGCTGTGCAAGTTGGATAAAGAAATCATCATCTGGAGTACCATACTCACCAGTAGAGTTAAGGTCATCAAATACTGAGCGAGAAGCACCTTCGAAGTAGTTACGAAGCTCACTATCAGCATCAAGATAGAAGTTAAGAGCATAAGCATCTGAACCAGGATAGGTTGCAGCACCAGGAATGTTCAACTGAAGACCCATATAAGGTACAGGAACGTTAGTAATGTTACGTCCTGGAAGAGATGCAGTCTTGACATATACAAGATCATTCTCACCAAGAGCTGGAACACCTTGAAGCTGCATTTGCGTCACCCTGAAGAGAAAGTCTCTTGAGAAGTCACGATCAGCTGCAGCGCGATAGAAATTCTGAATTGTCTGGTTTACGGGCATACTAATATTTATGCAGTATACATGTAAATTGTACAAAAAAAGAGGAGGTCTTTCGACCTCCCCTTATCTGGTTTATAACTATTGAACTATTAGTTAGATACGATTTCCTCAAAATTCGTTCCTGTTCGAACAGCAGCGAAGTTAACGAGGATAAATTCTGCAGTACGTACTGGCTTGAGATAAATGTCAACAACAAGCTCGTTCTGGTCAATGACCTCTGGAGTGTTATTACGATCATCACAAACAAGCATGAAGTCATATAGACCATCATCAGCTTTAACACGCTCAAAGAACGGTGTCAAAGTGTTAATAACTCTCGTACGGGTAAACAATGTATTGTTCTCAAAGAGGAAGAATTGCATTGTCTTCTTCGTAATCTTCTCAAGATAGAGGAAAGTACGACGAACATTAACTCTATCAAAGGCACTTGGCTTTTTAAGCAATGTCTTCTGTCCGAAGATTACATTACCTTGATCAGCAAAGTTAGCAATAGGGTTAAGATTGACTGTATACAAATCATCACGTTGACGTTGGTTTGGTGTGATTGCTATGTCAGAAGCATCAGTAATAATACCTCGATTGAATCCAGCCGGTGCGCCCCATGGTCCAACAGAAGCATCTGTTGAAGCCATCTTAGCAGCAGCAAAGCCAGAAGATGGAACATATGTTTGCAATCCAGTATAGTTATCATAGACTGACATCCAGTTAGCATACACAGTAGCATATGAAGTATTAGCTAGCTCAAACTGATGACGTAAGCCCCAGTAAATGTCTGTATAGAAATTCCTATTAGGATCTTTCTGTACTTTACTATTCTTACCAGTTACGAGCAATTGACGAATTGGATCAGCAATGAATAGAACATCACCACGTCCTCCATCCTTAACTGGACCTGCAAACGTTGCAAAGCGGTTAAAGATAGTAGTATAGGCTGTACGAGCTGTTGTATCAGTTAAGTCGTTAGATGTTCTTAATGCTTCAATAGGCAATGTTGTTTTAGTATCATCAAATGCACCAGCATCACTACCAGAAGAGGTTTGCTGATAAGTATGAATTGTACCTAAACCGCCTTCAGCCATAATATCGATATCAAACTTACGATCATTTCTAACACGATTGAAAGCACGGTCAAGTTTCAATGGAATACTACCTAGATCCTTAGCACTAAGACCAGCTACTTCATGAAGCCCGAGAGGTGCAAGTGAGTCACCATAATCTATTCCAGATAAACTAGGACCAGAAGTTCTATATCCTGCACCAGCACCAACAGTAAAGAAGCTTTTTGGAAGTCCTACACTCGGAACAACTCCTCCAACTTCAGCTCCAAGAGTACCATCAGACAATGCAGCTGATAACGATCTTGTAAAAACTCTAATACTAGCTTTTGGAGTACCATCTGTATTAAGATCAACTCCTGTAAGCCTATCAGAGATATTTGGGTTAATAACAACATCAATATTACGTGATTCATCTTCTACTGTTTCAAGAGAGAAGTTAATCGGAGCACCACCAT